CTGATGCGTCAGTTGCTAGACAATATCTACAACACAAACAACTCTCGTGTGGTTGCTCTTGAGGGGCAAGTTAATCTTGATGACCTTATGACCAATCGCCCTGCTGGTATTGTTCGCGCTCGTCAGATTGGAGCTGTACAGCCCTTGCAGGTAAGTGATGTATCTGGAGCCGTGTTTAATGCACTTGGCTACATGGATAACGTCAAGGAACAGCGCACAGGCATGAACAAGCAGTCTATGGGCCTTGACGCAGATGCACTACAATCAACCACTGCAACTGCTGTAGCGGCTATGCAAGCGGCTTCACAGGGCAAGATTGAAATGATTGCTCGTGTATTTGCTGAGACAGGTGTGCGCGACTTGTTCCGTGGCATCCTTCATCTTTCTACCAAATACCAAAACAAAGAGAAGATAATTCGTCTTAATAATAATTTCGTAACTGTTGACCCTCGCATGTGGGATAATATGTACGACATTCAGATTAATGTCGGACTCGGTACGGCACAAAAAGACCAGCAAATTGGTTTCTTGATGCAAACTGCCGCCAAGCAAGAACAGATTATTGCACAGATGGGTATGAACAACCCAATGGTTAGCCTTTCGCAATACCGCAATACATTGGCTAAAATTGCTGAATTGTCTGGGTTTAAGGACTCAGACCAGTTCTTTGCCCCTGCTCAGCAGATTGAGGCACAGATTGCACAGCAACAAGCGGCGGCGCAACAGCAAGGCCCACAGCAAGACCCAGCCATTGCTCTAGAGATGCAGAAGTTCCAAGCTGAAATGCAAATGAAGCAAGCCGAGTTCGTGGCTCAACAAGAAATGAAGGCAGAGCAAATGCGTCTTGACTTTGAGCTTAAACGTGAGCAAGCAGAAGCCGAGCTTCAGCTTCGCCGTGATGAGCTTGCAATGGAAGCGCGTCTTCGTGAGTTGGAGAAGGAAGCTGGCGGAGATATATCAACAAACTTGCCACGAGCTTAGTTATTGCGTAAAAAGCATTGTGTGGTATTTTAGCAACAGTAGAGGAGACTGTTTGTGAGCGAAGGAAAATTAAGGGGGGAGCAAGCACGGGGTGAGCATGCGGCTTCATTGTTGCGTGACCCGATACTTGTAGAGGCGTTTGGGGTTCTCGAGGAGAGATACCTAGATGCGGTTAAAGATGTCGCGTCATCTCAGGATGAGCGCGAGTGGCTCTTTAAGATGTACCAAGCACTAATGGTGGTGCGCGGCCATCTTACGGAAGTTGTCGAGACTGGCAACTTAGCTAAACTGGAAGTGGATTTCCAGACTAACACGAAGAGGAGATAAAGAATGGCTGACGAAACTACTACCCTACTGGGTGCAGGTGAGTCCCTAACGAAAAGTCAAGCGATTGACGAACTCTTGAATGTCAACGCCCCCGAAGAGGCAAGCGAGGATGTTCTAGAGCCTAATGCTGAGATTGAAGAGGTTGAAGAAACCGAAGAAGTCGAAGCGACATCGGAAGATGAGTATGAAGAAGAGGATGCGGAAGAGCTACCCGAATCTGAAGACGAAGATGATGATGAAGAGTATGACGTTGATGCTTCTGAAGTTATGGAAGTAGAAGACGAAGATACTTATTACACTGTGAAGGTTGATGGTGAAGAGAAGCAAGTTAAGGCCGACGAGCTTGTCAAATCCTACCAATTAGAACAGGCGGCGCAAAAACGTATGCAAGAAGCGGCAGAGCTTCGTAAGAACTCTGAAACTGAAATGCAGGTTTTGGCGCAACAGCGTGAGCAGTATGCTCAAGCCTTAGAGCAGTTGAGCAGTCAACTTGCCTCTGTTGATGAACCATCTCAGGAGTACTGGGACAAGCTGTACGCGGAAGACCCTATGGGGTATATGCGTCAACGCGAAGCACACCGTGACCGTAAGGAGTCCTTACAAAAGGTGCAAGCAGAGCAAGCTAGAGTCCAGCAAGAGACGTTGCAACAGGCGCAGATTGCACAACAACAATACTTGGCCGATGAGAATGAGAAACTTCTCAAGGCTCTGCCAGAGTGGAACGACCCAGAGGTTGCGAACGCGGAAAAACAGGCAATCATTACTTACGCCCAGAGAAATCTAGGCTTTAGTGACGAAGAAGTTGCCAATATCGCTGACAGCCGAGGTGTCCTAGCTCTTCGCAAGGCTTATCTTTATGACGAGTTAATGGCTAAGAAGCCACAAGCTCAAAAGAAAGTAAAGAAAGCCCCGAAGGTAACTCGTTCTGGCAAACCAGCTACTAAGGCTGAGGCTAATGCAAAGCGCGGAAACAAGGCACTAGAACGCCTAAATAAAACTGGCAGCAAAGATGCTGCTGTTGATTTACTTTTAGAAAGAATGAGGTCTTAATATGGCTACTTTTACTACTGCAAACGCCGTTGGCGAGCGCGAAGACCTGAGTGATGTAATCACTCGGATTGACCCAGAAGAAACCCCAGTATTTTCTGCTCTGAAAAAAGAGACAGGAAATGGTGTATTTGTTGAGTGGCAAGTGCAAGAGCTTGCCGCCGCAGTTGCAGACAACCATGTGAACGAAGGCGCTGACGCTACTTATGCTACGCCAACCGCCACCAGTCGCTTGGGCAACTACATGCAAATCTCAGTCAAAGACGCACAAGTCTCTGGCACATTGGACTCAGTTGACAAGGCTGGTCGTGACAAAGAAACTGCCTATCAGAAGGTTCTGAAAGGTCTGGAGCTTCGTCGTGACATCGAGAAATCACTGCATGCTGACACTGCGCGTAGCGGTTCCGACCCTCGTAAAGCTGGTTCACTGTCAAGCTGGATTACCAATGTAGACGATGCTTCTGGCACTTCTGCCGCTACTGGTGACGGTTCTGATGTTCCAGATATGGCTGGTACTAACCGCGCCCTGACTCTGGCTCAGGTTGACAACGCCATGCAAGCCGCTTACACGGACGGTGGACAGCCAAACATGCTGGTTGTGTCTCCTGCCAAAAAAGTTGCTTTCAGTGACTTGAACTCAGGTTCAGTTGCAACAAACCAAATCAACTACACTGCTCCACGCGAAGCAGCTATCGTTGGTTCGGTTTCATTGTACCTGTCTGACTTCGGCCAACTGGACGTTGTAATTGACCGCTTTGCTTCAGATGACCGCGTATTCCTGCTCGACAGCGACTATGCTTGCATCTGCACGTTGCCTAGCCGTAACTTCGCTGTAAGCGAACTTGCGAAAACTGGTGACAGCGAGAAGTTCCAAATTGTAACTGAGTGGACGCTGAAAGTTTCAGCACCAAAAGCTCACGGTGCAGTTTACGACTTGTCATAAGTACTGCTGGGGGCGGCTTTCGGGTCGCCCCCTTATTACTTCTAGGGAAAGAATATGCAAAAAAGATTAGTTAAAAGAGACGAGATTACAGGGAAAGAGACTTGGGCGCACTTTGACCAAGATGGAAAGATTGTTTTTGAAACATCTCAAAATGTTGACGCCCTAATTAAATCTAACCGAGAACAGCGCAATAGCTTTGAAAAGAACAGCCTTATTGGTAATACGCAGAAACACCAACAGAAGGTTGCGGAAATACCCACAGCGTTGTATCATCAGTTATTATTGGAGCTAGGTCAGCCAAAGGATAATCCTACTGGCTGGAAGAAATGGCTCAATGAGTACGACAACAGGTTTTTCAGGACTAGCGAAGGAAACGTATAGTGGCTATTACTAACTACACAGAGCTTCAGGCGTCTATCGCTAACTTCTTGGCTCGTGATGACCTCACCGCCCAGATTCCAGACTTTATCTCTTTGGCAGAAGCTCGCATGGCTCGTGAGATGGAGGCTCGCAGTCAAGAGAAGCGAGCAACGGCGGCCCTTACGGCTGGTGACGCGTTTGTGTCCCTGCCAACAGACCTGCGCTCTATTCGGTTAGTAAAACTCAACACGAACCCAACAGAGGTTCTAGAGTACTACACACCAGTTAAGGCAAACGAAATCTACAGCAATAACGCACAGGGTAAGCCAAAGGGCTACACAATTATTGGCGGCGAGATTAAGTTTGCACCAACACCAGATAGCGACTACACGGCTGAGATTGTCTACATGGAGGGTGTCCCGAGCTTGTCAGATAGCAATGCAATCAACACTATTTTGACCCGCCACCCTGACGCCTATCTCTATGGTGCGTTAGCTTCTGCTAGTGTATATCTGATGGATGATGCAAAGACTGCCGTTTACGAGCAGTTGTTTACTCGTGCATTGGAAGAAATTAAACGCGAAGAGCAACGTGGTAAACATGCTGGCTCTGGGTTATTTATGAAATCAGGATACGGAGAACGCTAATGAGCGCGATGAGTGATTATCTCGAGAACAAGTTTCTCGACCATTTTCTAGGAACAGCAAGTACATCTGCTCCTGCGGCTGTCTACATTGGACTGCACACTGCTGACCCAACTGATGCGGGAACTGGTGCAGAGGTTAGTGGTTTTGACTACTCTCGTCAGTCTGTTTCGTTTGGTGCTTCATCTGGCGGCACTGCATCTAATGATGCCGCAGTTGAGTTCCCAGCCGCAAATGGTGGCTCGTGGGGTACAATTACACACATTGGTATTTATGACGCCTCTTCTTCTGGAAACCTTTTGTTCCATTCGGCTCTAACAACATCAAAAACTATTGCTGATGGTGACATCTTCAAAGTTGCTGTATCGGGCATAGACATCACGGCGGCATAGTCTAATGGCTGACGTTGTAGGGCCACCGCTAGACCAACTGAATCCTTGGGGTAGCCTAGACCAGATGCGTCAGGTTGCCTTAGATGATTCTTTCTGGACTACGGTTGCAATCCGAGAGGGTGAAGCCAGCCCCATTTCCTCTGTCTCTGTCTCATCAAGTGCTATAAAAATAGTATTTAGCGGAGCCACCCCGACCACCAGCGTGTCTGTATCATCTGATGGGATTAGGATTCAGGTTGGTTCTTCTACTAGTTCAACAGTAGCGACGATTACATCAGAGGGAATACGGATTCAGTTCGGAGCGTCAATGCTCGCTGGCCCCGCATCTATGACAGCAAGAGGTGGTATTGTCGCCACTGGCGCATCTCAGGTCAATGTATCTGCTATTGTTGATGCGATTGGCAATGGAGTATTTGATGGGAAAGGCGCCCTTTCTGCATTTGTCAATTTTGGCGAAACTGATGTAGAGATTTTAGGCGAAGATTGGTCTATAATAGAAGAAGATGGAGAGGTCTGGTCTGTTACCGCAGAGGGTGACGAGACTTGGACTTTGGTGGCAGAGGGTAGCGAAAGCTGGTCTACTGTGGCAAGTGATAACGAAACATGGAGCGTTGTCTCCGAGGGTAACGGAGACTGGAACAGACAATGATAAAGCTAGGCGAATTTCTCCCAGACCAGCCAGACTACAATAATGCTGGCGCAACTGTGGCAACTAATGTGGTGCCAG